CAAGTGGAAACACTTTTGCATCATGGAACTGGAAAGCAAATGGTGCAGGTTCATCTAATACAGATGGAAGCATAACCTCAACTGTTAGTGCTAATACTACAAGTGGATTTAGTATTGTTAAATATACAGGTAATGAAACAAGTGGTGCAACAGTAGGTCATGGTTTATCTACTACACCTAAAATGATAATTATTAAAAATAGAAATAGTACTGATGATTGGGTTGTTTATCATGAGTCTCTAGGTAACACACAAAGTATTAGATTAAATTTAACTAATGCAGCTGCTACAACACCAGCTTCTTTTAACAACACTTCTCCAACATCTTCAGTATTTACTTTAGGAGATTGGACAGCAGTAAATGGTTCATCAATGATTGCCTACTGCTTCGCAGATAAAACTGGTTATAGCAAGTTTGGTTCTTATACTGGTAATGGTAATGCTGATAATAATGCTTTTATTTATACAGGATTTAAACCTGCTTGGGTTATGATAAAAAATACAAGTGTTGCTGATTGGTGGGGAATTATTGATAATAAAAGAGTAGGTTACAATCCTACTAATAATCCATTATTTGCTAACACAAGTGCTACAGAGGGTAATTTTAATAATGATTTATTATCTAATGGTTTTAAAATAAGAAGTAATACTGGTGGAGTAGGTACTTCTGGAAACACATACATTTACATAGCATTTGCAGAAGCACCCCTAGTTGGAAATAACAATGTACCATGTACAGCTAGATAATCATGGCTAAAAAGAATAATCTTAAACAGTTTGCTGACGAAGCAACTGGAGTAAGACTTTCTTCACATGAGAAACTTTGTGCTGAACGAATGAATAACATTTTAAAAAGCATAGATGAAATGAGAAAAGAAATTAAGTCGTTAAGACAAGATGTTTCTATGGGTAAGGGTGGACTTAAGGTTATTCTTGCTATTGGAACATTAATTGTTGGTATTATAGGATTTTTTCAATTTAAATAAAATGATTGATAGATGGATATATAATTTTTGCGGTTCAATAGATAATTTATTTGAATGGTTAGAAAATTTATTTAAAAAACATGAGAGACACAAAACTATTAGAAAAGTATCACGAAACACAACAACAAAATAAAAAGCAAAATCAATTGTTTAAAAATTTAAAAAAAGAAGTAGAAACAGGTGCTAACGGAACGCAAAGTTACATTATTAAAAATGGTGTAAATGCAGGAAAGAAAGTTAGTAAATGTTTAAAATAGTTGCATTACTTTGTGTGCTAAATGTTAGTGGACAGAATTTATGCATGACAGGTGATTTACCTTTAACTGGTAAATTACAAACAGAAGAAGATTGTAACAATACAATATTAGCAATCGGTCAGGCTGTAAATGAAGAATTTATAGAAAGACAAATTTATATATCAATGAAGTGTGAAAAACTAGGAGATAATGCATGATAATATTTGGAGATACTCCAACTTTTTGGAAAAATAAAGCTAAAATTTATTTAATGAATACAGACAAAAGAATGTTAACAGCATTTATTTTATGGTCTGTATTTTTATGGTGGTTATAATATATGCCATTTGAAATGATAACTATGCTTGGCTCTACTGTATTAGGTGGAGTAATGAGTATCTGGTCACAAAGTATAAAAGCAAAACAAGCAGAACAAAAGATGCTTATACAAAGAGCTGATATACAACAAAAAGGTTTTAAAGAAGCTAGAGAATACGACAACAAAGGTTTTCAGTGGACTAGAAGAATTATAGCTTTAACTGCTGTTTTTGCTATAGTATTATTACCTAAATTAATGCCAATATTTCAACCAGATGTAAGTGTTATTGTAGGTTATTTAGAATTTAAACCTGCTTTTTTCTTTATACCTGAAAAAGAAATAATGAAATGGGTAACACTATCTTCTAATAGTTTGGTTATTACACCATTAGATACGAATTTAGTATCAGCTATTATTGGATTATACTTTGGTGGTTCATTGGTTAAAAAATAATTTATGAAAAGACAACACAATACAATGTTAATAGGTTTGTTAGGTACAATTTTACTTGGTTTATCAACTTATGTATTAATGACTATTGTGGAATTACAAGTCCATCTTGGTATGTTAACTGAAGAAATTATGTCTATTGATAAACAAATAGGCAGAATATACAATCACATGGATAGATTAACGAGTAGATAACTATGGCTAAAAAATTTAAAGAATTTGAAGTAAGAGAAAAACCTAAGAAGAGAAAAGGAATACATGTTAAACGACCAAACAAAAGAAGTACCTTCAAAAAGTACAACAGACAAGGAAGACCACAATAATTTAGATAACATTATTAAAGAGTTACCTGAATTACTGGTTAAACACGCATATTCAAAATTAAAGTCAGGACAAGAGTTGACTGCTTCAGAAATGAAAGTATGTCTTGAGGTTTGTAAGACTTATAGTACAGATAGTTTACAAAAGAAGCCTGATAACATACTAGACGAAGTACCTTTTGATACAGATGAATAGTAAACTTAAAAATTTTAAAAACTTTTTATATCTTTGTTGGAAGCATTTAAATCTTCCAGAACCAACACCAATACAATATGATATAGCTGACTATCTACAGTCTAAAGAAAAAAGACTTGTAATAGAAGCATTTAGAGGTGTAGGTAAATCTTGGATTACTTCAGCATTTGTATGTCACCAATTATTACTTAATCCACAACGTAATATACTTGTAGTATCTGCATCTAAAAGCAGGGCTGATGATTTCAGTACATTTACACAAAGATTAATAGGTGAAATGCCTATATTACAGCATTTACAGCCTAGAGACAATCAAAGACACTCTAAGGTTAGCTTTGATGTAGCTCCGGCTACAGCTTCGCACGCACCCTCAGTTAAATCTATGGGTATTACAGGACAATTAACAGGTTCACGTGCAGACTTAATTATTGCTGATGACGTAGAGAGTGCTAATAACTCTCAGACACAGCTAATGAGAGACAGACTAGGTGAGACAGTAAAAGAATTTGATGCAATTATCAAACCTGAAGTAGGACGTATTATATTTCTAGGTACACCACAAACAGAAATGTCATTATACAATGACTTAGAAGAACGTGGTTTTAAAACTAAAATATGGACAGCTTTATACCCTACTAAAGAACAATTAACAGGTTATGGACATAAGATAGCGCCAATGATTGCAGATGTAACAGATAATGAAGGTAAGCCTACAGACCCTAAGAGATTTGATGAAGTAGACTTATTAGAACGTATGTCTTCATACGGACGTTCAGGGTTTAATTTACAATTTATGTTAGACACAACAATGTCTGACGCTAATAGATACCCTTTAAAACTAAACGATTTAATTGTATTATCAGGTTGTTCTAAATGGACAGAAGCTCCGGCTAAATTACAATGGGCATCATCTCCAGAACAGATGAAAGCTATTGACCCTGAGATACCAAATGTAGGTTTAAAAGGTGATTACTACGTGGCACCTATGCATACCAGTCCTGAGTTTACGCCTTTTGAGGGGTCTGTTATGTCAATTGACCCTTCTGGTCGTGGGGAAGACAAAACAGCGTATGCGGTGCTTAAAATGCTTCATGGAGTGCTTTATTTGACTGCCATAGGTTCTTTAGATGGTGGTTATAGTGAAGATACTATGGCTAGGTTATCTCAAATTGCTAAGCAACAAGATGTAAACTATGTAGTTATTGAGAGTAACTTTGGTGATGGTATGGCTACACAGTTATTAAAGCCTATTATGGCTAGAATACACCCTTGTGAAATAGAAGAAGTAAGACATAATATACAAAAAGAAAAACGTATTATTGATACTTTAGAACCTATTATGAATAGTCATAGGTTAGTTATTGATGATTTACTTATTAAAGAAGACTTTAAACTAGAACCTGACCATCAGTTGTTCAGACAGATGACTAGGATTACTAGAGACAAAGGAGCTCTAAGACATGATGACCAAATTGATGCGCTTGCTATTGCTGCTAATTATTGGGTACAGCGTATGGACAGAGACCAAGTCTTATCGTACAACCAACACAAAGAAGATTTACTTGACCAAGAGCTTGAACGATTTATGGAGACAGCCATTGGTAAAGAACCAGAAGAGGACAGATTTATATAATATGGATAATACTTATAAAGTAGACTGGAAGTTTATATCCGGTTTAGAAGGAAATAATCACCACAAAGGCTATCAGCCTACAAGTAATAGTGGTGTTACAATAGGTATTGGTTTTGATTTAAAAGACAAAACTAAAGATAGTCTAAAAGCTATGGGTTTTGATGACCTATTAATACAAAGATTAGAGCCATATTTAGGCTTAACAGGGTCTAAAGCTAAAGGATTAGCTAAGAATTTAATAATGACTGACCAAGAAACAGACACTATTAATAGATTATCTAAAGCTTTTTACACAAGTGATATAGCTAAACAATACAATAGAGTGGCTAATGGTAGTAAATTTACTGATTTAACAGCCGCACAACAGACTGTAATAGCGTCTGTGGGTTTCCAATATGGTTCCCTTAATAGAACGCCTAACTTTCTTTCTGCTGCGGTAGAAGGTAGATGGTCAGATGTTGTCAAAGAGTTAAATAACTTTGGAGATGACTTCAAGACTAGAAGGGAAACTGAGGCGCTCTATTTGTCGGACAGAATGTAATACCCGGAATATTTCATAAAAAATTCTGAAGGGGTATATCACTGTAGCGGCACCCGAGTTTCCCCCATACAATCACCAGTTGCGCTGCTGCAAGTGTCCCCTGAGTAAACTTTAAGCACACCTGAGCAAGGTATATATAGGAATGAGTGCCCAAAGAGTGCCGGCGGTATACGTAAAGAATAAATAGGCGTGCCTTCGAGCTCGTCTGTTTTTTTAGTTTGGTACACATAGCATACACAAAGAATACACGCAGCATACATATAGTATACACGCAGCAACACACACTATATCTATAAAGGTTCCCGTATAAGATATATACAAGTCAATACAGTGTATACTATGTGTATATATGTATGTG